AACGCTTCCCGGATGCCGTCCCACATCCCGGAGGCGATGCTGCTGATCTTGCCGGGGATGCCGCCGAAGAAATTGAGGAGGCCGTCCCAGCCGGCCTGGATCCATTCCCACACCTTGGCGGCCGCCTCTTTGATGGTGTCCCAGTTCTTCACGATCAGGACACCGATCGCGATAAGCCCGGCGATAGCGGCGACGACCAGGGCGATCGGACCGAGCGCAGCCCACAGTGACGCACCAAACGTTGTGTTGGCGCCAGCCGCGGCGCTGGTGGCGCCGGTGGAAATCCCGAGCATGGCGCCGAGCCGACCGAGGGCCGGCACCGCGAAATTGACGACGGACGAGGCGAGGTCGGCGAAACCGGTGAGGAGCGAGACGACATCACCTTCCCGGAAGCCCCGCATGATGTCGCTCGTGCCGGTGATCGCGTCGCGGAACCCGATGATGCGCTGCTCGCCAGTGTCGAACCCTTCGCCGACGTCGTCGAGTGAACGGTGCGTCTTGCTGGTGTTGTCGGACACGTCGGACGCCATCCGCTCCGACGCGTTGCCCACGTTGCGGAATGCTTGCTCGGCGCGGGTTGAGTCGCCGACGAGCTCGATGGTGAGCTGTCGGGCCATCAGGTCTCCTCGAGCCGGCCGAGGCCGGCGCTGTCGACCAAGCGGCCGATCACGTCGAACAGCTTCTCTTCGACCTCGTCACGCTTCCGTGCGAGCGTCGGGTAGATGTAGCGGCCCTCCTTGATGAACCGGCGGCGCACCGACCCGGAGAACGCCTTGCCGGGGATGTGGCCCTTTCCGGTGGACCCGCCGAAGTCGAGCCAGGGGAAGTAGCCGGCCTTGGTGCCGCCGACTTTGATCTGTGCGGCCCGCTGCGACGACCCGACCTTGATCGACGCTCGGGCCCGGCCGGAACGGGACGGGACGAGCGGCCGGGCGGCGCTGGCGACAATCTCGGCCACCTCGTTGAGACCCTTGCGGAGCGTCGGGCCAAGCTCGGAGTCGACCTGCTTCAGGCCCCGTTGCAGCTCCCGCAGCCCTCGCACCTGAACCGTGTCAGCCACTCTTCGTCGCCACCTCGAGCTCTTGGATCTGCCGGCGCCATCCCCAGAACACCTGCCATTCGACGAACTCCTGGTTCGACAGCTCGTCACGCAGGCGGGCCACCGTCATCCCCAGCTTCTCCGCTAGGGCGAACTCCATCGCCATCTCGTCCGTCGTCTCGAAACTGGTCGTACGCCTCGCGCGGCGCGGCCTCCTTCACGCCCGAGAGGTCGGCGATCGCGTCGACGACGAGGTCGAGCTCTTTCGCCGGGGACACGTCCTGCCACTGCGCGATCTCTTCCGGGGTGAGGACCGGGTCGACGAGGCCGTGGCGCAGCATGTAGCGCTCGACCGCCGCGACGTCGTCCCGTGGCACCTTCTTCAGGCCGAGCGCCTCGGAGCGCGACATGCCGCGGACCCGGATCGTCCCGAGGCCGGGGAGCTCGACCTCCCGTTCGGGTAGGCGGGCCTTGAGCAGCGCCTCTTTGTCGATCACGGGTAGGTCCCGTGGGTTAGGGCGTCGGTGCCTTCGAGCGCGGCCTTCCACTTGACCATGCCGGCCACCGGGTGGCTCGTGACGACGTTCTTGATGAGCGCGGAGCCGGAGATCTTCTTCTTGCCGGAGGTGCTTCCTTCGGGGCCGATTTCGAATGTGGCGACCGTCCCGATCAGCGGCTGGAGGGTCGCTTCGGGCCCTCCAGCGGCGGCGTCGTAGGTACCGCCGACAGTGAAGGAGCTGTTGAGCAGCCCCGGCGCCTTGGTGTGTGCCGTCTTCCCGTAGGTGGTGGTGTCGTGAACGTCGGCTTCCCGGGTGAGGTCGGTGTTGTCCGTCCATGCCGAGAGATCGACGGCGTTGACCTTGAAGTACGTCAGGCGGCCATGCTGGAACGCCACGTCACTCCTCCTCCTCGTCTTCCTTGGCGGTGCGCTTGACCTCGATGACCAGGCCGTCGGCGAGGAGCGCCTCGATCTTCCCGGCCGGCGCCTTGGCGACGAAGTCGCCTTCGTCGACGATCCGTTCTTCGCCGTCCACCGTCAGGTAGTGGAGGCTGCGAGTGGCGCGGTACCTCATCCGAACACCTCCACGGTGAACGTGGCGCCGAGGTAGTCGACGCCGCCGACACTGATCGTCTCGACCCTCGAGGACGCCACCCGGGCGTCGGCCACGGTCCCGCCGAGGGTGCCGTCGACGGCGGCCTTGATCGATTTCGTTCCGGTGGGCGCCCGGTACTGCTCGACGGTGTCGCGGGCGACCCGATCGATCGCTCGGGAGACGAGCACCGTGATCGAGAATGTTGCTTCGTCGGCGCCGCGGGCGTAGGCCGAGTCGTAGCGCAGCTCGGGGTAGGCGACGACGACCGCCGGGATCTCGACGGTCTCCGGGACGTAGTCGTAGACCCGCAGCCCGACGATGGTGGCGAGACGGACACCGAGGGCGTCGACGACCGCATTGACGTTGCCAATCATGCGACAGCCCACATGCGGACGTAGGGCCGGACGAGCTCGGCGGCGATCGGGTGCAGCTTCGTGGACAGCCGCAGCTCGTTACCGAAGTCGGGGGAGCCGGCGATCCCCAAGGGCGAGTCTCGGCCGCCCTTGAGGATCGTTCCGGCCTGCACGAGCGTGGCGTTCTTGATCGGGGTCGGGATGGCCGGCCACCCGAACTTCGCCGTGAGCGAGACGTTGCGGACACCGGCCGGCCACGACCCGGACGGGCCGAGCACGATCCGTTCCCAGGGCCGGCCCTCACCGGCCGCGTTCCACGGCCACAATCGGAAGTCCGTGTTGATCACGAGGGTCTGATCGAAGGCTCCGTCGTCGCTCGAGGCAGTCAGCAGGATGAGGCCGGTGACGGTGGCGATGTCGTCGACGGCGACGGTGGCCCGGCCGCCGAACTCGTCGCTGGTGGAGCGGGCCACTCCGGCCGGGACGGTGTAGTAGCGGGTGGCGACGGTGTCGTCCTGGCCGAAGTGGCGGTTCGCGACCTGGTCGATCGCTCTGCTCGCCGCAGTCAACGCGAAGCCGAGCTCGGTGTCGTCGGCGGTGTCGGTGATCCGCATGAACGACTTGAGCTCGACGAGCGAGGCGTAGTCGGCGAGCAGCGGCAACGATCAAACCTCAGCCGGTCTTCTTCGCCGCCGAACGGGTCGTGGCCGTCTCGAGCGGAGCGGTTCTCTGGATCGTCGCCGGCGCCGTCTCCTCGCCGGTGTGCCGCTCGGCGACCTCCGCGGCGGCCTGCTTTGCGGCCGCTTCCTGCAGGCTCTTGTGCCGGGCAATCCGCTCCTCCTCCTCGGGAGACAGATCCGGGCCGGCGCCGGCCGTCTCGGCAGCCTGCTCACGGGCCCGGGCATTGTCCTCCGCCGACACGTTGATCTGGGAGAGCTGCTCGGTCGCGGCGGCCTGCACGAACTCCTTGTCGCCGATGAACTCGAATCCTTCCGATTGGACCGGGGTGCCGTCCGGCCGGCGGGAAGCCATGACGACACGATCGACGGGCTTCGGGGTGTCCTTTGCTGCCATGGTTCCTCCGATCAGGTGGCCGAGTGGGCGAACAGCTTGTAGGCGTTGGCGTCGCGGACGAGACCGTCAGCGCGGGCGAAGCCGAAGAATCCGACCTGCAGGTAGTCAGCGAACCGCTCGTCGAGCCGAACGAGCTGCACGTCGCGCACCATCCGGATGAGGTATCCGGCGTAGAAGTCGCCGAAGGCGATGGTCTTGGCGTTGGCGGCCGGGGTCGGCATGTCGGGGTTGACCTCGACGGGGTAGCCGAGGAGGTTGTCCGGGACGCCGTCCTGCATAGACGGCTGCCACAGCGGGATGTTCTGCGTGTTTTTGACTCTCCGCACCGCTGAGAGGGCGGTGTCTCCGAGCATCCAGCGGCACCGGCCCGACGCCCTGTAGGCCGGGTCGACGCTGTGCACGAGGCTGATGAGGTTGTCGTAGACGACACCCGAGTCGGCACCGAACGTGGTCGTGGTGCCAGTCGCGCCGGTCACGCCTACGGTGCCGCCGGTGACGAGACCCTGCGGCTGCGATGATCCGGTCCCGGTGGTGAAGTGCTGGTTCATGATCCGGCCGATCCGCTCGCCGAGGGCGTCGCGGAGGTCCTGCTCGATGTCGAAGCCGCTGTCCATCATGAGCTGCAGCGAGACGAGGACCAGGTCGGATGAGTACACGTACGCCTTGAGGGTCTTGGTGCCGAAGGCGACGTCGGTCTGAGTGAGCTGCGTGTTCTCGGCCAGTAGCCGGCCCACGTTGGCGGTGTCGTCGAGGGTGGGGAACGGCATGTCGGCGCCGCTGTCGGTGTTGACGACCCGGGCGACCCGCTGGACCGCCCCGAACGCCTTCATCCGCTTGACGATCTCGGCCAGGAACTCCTGCGGCACGGTGTACCCGCCGGCCGAGCCGGTCCCGACCCCAAGAGCACGCTCTTCGAGATCGACGAACCCGCCGACGAGCGCGTCCCGTTCGGCTGAGCTGAGGCTGTTGAGGCCGTGGCGGCTGGTCAGCCAGTGACGGAACGCCGCCTTGTAGCGCCGCTGCCGGTTCTCGTCGTCGACCTCCCGCGACGGCGGGATCGCGCCGTCGGGGAGCGGCTGCGGAGCCGCCATCCGCCGCTCGAGCTCGTCGGCCCGGTCGCGGGCTTCGACGTCAGCGGTGAGGCGGCGGATCTCGGTTTCCATCCGTTCGTACTTCTGCGATTCCTCGGCGGTCATCCCGCGGTCTTCAGTCTCGGCGAGGAGCTGCTTCATCTGCTCCCAGACGTTGGCCCGCTCCTCGCGCAGCTTGGTGGCCGTAGGCATCGGTGGATCTCCTTTCAGGCCCGGCCCCACTGGGCGGGGAGACGGTCGAATCGGGCACGCGCTTCGGCGTGGCGCTGCTTGCGGAAATCCGCGAGGCCCGACGACGAGCACCGCAGCGCGGCGTCCGTCTCCGGGTTCGCGGGGTAGGTGACGATGGACACGTCGTAGAGATCGACGTCGAGGATCGTTCGCAGCACCGATCCGTCGTCGAGCTCGGTGATCGCTTCGCTCTTGACGATGAACGCCAGCGACATGGAATCGAGGTCGCCGCGCTGCATGAGGATCTGCACGTCGCGGCCATCGGTCGTGTCGGGGATGTCGGCGTCGACGGCCAGGCCCCGCTTGTCCTTCGACAGTGTCATCGTGCCGGCCTTCGTCGTGGCCAGCAGCTTCGACGGGTCGTGGTCCCGCAGCAGCGCGACGGGTTGTTCTTCCCGGAGGGCCCGGTCGACCGACTTGAAGTCGAACTCTTCCCACCATCCCCAGGTCTTCGGGTCACCGACCGCGTAGCGGGTGTTCCACACGGTGGCGTGGCCGGTGAACCCGCCGGCTGTCCCGTCGTCGCCGTCGTCGGCGCGGAGGACGAGCCGGTCAAGCTGCAGCGCTCTGAGCTCCCTCGTCACCTTCGTCGTCCTCCTCCTGCGGGTCGGGCACCGGCGCGACCGGCGGCGGGGCCGGCGCGGGCTCCTCCTCCGGCTGTTCGGGTTCTTCGTCTTCGAGCGGCAGGTTCTCGAGGGCCCGCACCTCGTTGCGGCGCATCCAGCCCTTCTCCGGGTCGAGTGCGGCGGTGTAGTACGAGGCGCGGGCGGCGGCGTCGCCTCGGAGCAGGTTCCGCATGTCGAGCTCGACGACCGTCCCGAGCGGCACGAGGTGTGCGGTCATCCGGTTCTCGAGGCGGTCGACCCAGTGCTGCAGCCCGAACTTGACCAGCGACGTCGCCCGGTCCTCGACGTTGGTGTTCCCGGTCGCCGAGTTGTCCATCAGCAGGTCGGCGGGGACGCCGTAGAGGCGGGCGACTTCCTGGATCCCGAACTGGCGGGGGTCGAGCCCCTGGGCGTCCTTCCGCGGGATCGTCGCCGGGGCGGACTTTAACCCGCTGGCCCGCACCGCGCCCCCCTAGGGGCGGACGACCCCCGCCACCCTTTTCCCC